GATGTAAACAAAGCAAAGGAAATAAATAGAATTCTTGATTTACACAAGTCAAGATTAACGTTGCCTGATACAAACAAAATTGCAAAACAGGCAAACGCAGAAGGAGGTAATGAAGTGTCAGAAAATACAGAAAACGCAGTAGTTGAAGAAACTCCTGCAGTTGAAGAGACAGCACCTGCTGAGGTAGCAGCTGTTGAAGAAGCAGCTCCTGCCGAAGAAGCAGCACCTGCTGAAGACGCTTCTGCCGAAACTCTGGAAAAAGCAGCCGACGTATCAGAAGTTATGGTTGATGAACCTGATTTTGCAAAGATGCTTGGCGATCTAAAAGGCTTTTTCTCAGAAACACTGAACAAGGCTTCCGAAGCTAACGCTCAACAGGTATCAGCTATCAAAGAGACAGTTGAAACATTCAGCAAGAGCGTCGATGGTCGTATTTCAGAATTGGCAGAACAACATACAGCACTTTCAAAGGCTGTAGAAGATATCAAGAACACGATTGATGGCGTAGAAAAGCGTGTCGTAGCGGTAGAATCAGAGACCGCAATTAAGAAGTCCTCAGACCTTGGCGGGTCTCAGGAAGTAACAATCAAGAAATCAAAATGGAACGGTTCTTTCCTCAGTTCCGTAGATCAACTTTTAAAATAAAAAGGTAGGTGAAAAATAAAATGAGTAATGAAATGTTAGAAAAAGCAGTAGCTGCTAACACTCATGTAACCGCTAATATGACTGGATCTGCAGTAGCAAATACAGGCGTACATATCGGTTCAGAGGGTGAGGGCGGACTACTAAATCCAGAACAATCAGCTCGCTTCCTAGACTATATGTTCGACGCTACCGTAATTGGTAAGGTTGCACGTACAGTTAGAATGAGAGCAGATACCACTGAAATTGATCGTATGTCAGTAGGCGAGAAGCTTATGAAGCTTGCGACAGAGGCAGATAACGATGCCGCAAACAGCGCAGTATCTTTCTCAAAGATTTCTTTGACAACAAAGAAACTACGTTTAGACTGGGAGCTTTCAACAGAGTCTCTTGAAGACAATATTGAAGGTCCAGATCTAGAAGATCATATTGCACGTATGATGGCAACACAGGCAGGTAACGACATTGAAGACGTAGTCCTCAATGGAAACGTATCCCTAACAGGAGATGCCCTATACAAGTCATTTGATGGTGTAGTAAAGAAGGCAAAGACATACGGACATGTTGTTGATGCTGCAGGAGCAAACGTAAGCCGTGCTGTATTTAACAGCGCACTTAAGGAGCTTCCACGTAAGTACAAGCAACGCCGTGGCGATCTTCGCTTCCTTGCAGGTTCCAATTTGATTCAGGACTTCCTGTACGCAAATAGCATTGGAACAAATCAAACTATCCCACAGGATATTGCATCAAGCATCATCCGTGGAGCAACTGAGCCACTAGGTGGTCCAGCAGGATACGTAGCACCATTCGCATTCGGTATTCCAATCGTTGAAGTACCTCTTCTAAAAGAGGCACAAGACGGAGACTACTCTGGCGAAACTGGCGATCATGGAGATATCCACTTGACATTCCCAAATAACGTAGTTATTGGTATCAAGCGTGATGTAACCGTATACCGCTTCTTCCAGCCTCGTAAGGATTCCATCGAGTATACAATGTATACACGTGTTGGCGTTCAAATCGAGCAGGCAGATGCATGGGTCGTAGTTAAGAACGTTAAGGTCGCTTCCTAATTTAGGATTTAGATCTGCTGAAAGGCCCCCATTAATTTGGGGGCTTTTCCTTTTAATTGACTAATGCTATAATTAAATAACCTACAAAAGGAGAAATTAATGTCATTTGATACATTAAAAGTTGCAGAGTTAAAGCAAATTGCAGAAGACTTTGCAGTAGACGTAGCAGACCAAAAAGGTAAAAAAGATATAATTGCTGCTCTTGCAGAAGAAGGCGTAACCTGGGCTATATATCAAAAGTCTAAGGCCATAGAGGAAGAAGAATTAGAAATGAATGAAACACTACCAAAGGCGGCACCAAAAGCAGTTAAAGAAGAAGATATGGTTCTTGTAAAAATGAATCGTGCAAACTTTAGCTACGAAATTATGGGACATCGTTTTACAAAAGAACATCCATTTATTGCTATGGACAAAGATACAGCCCAAGCAATTTTTGATAAGGAGGAAGGCTTTGTGTTAGCTACCCCAGCAGAAGTGCAGGAGTTCTACAACTAAGCCATACAAATGGCAGAAATATACATTAACACAAACTCCCCAATAACTCATAGAGTATTTTGGCAGGGAGAAATTGTAGCAGCAGACGCTGTACCAACAGTAAAGGTGTATGATGTAACTTCTGACATTACCATAACACCAGCAATTCTTCCAACGACTTTACTTACTACATTAACTTCAACGGCGGCAGAAACAGATCCTGGTAGTTACTATATAAATTTACCATTAAGTCTTACCCAGCGTCAAAGAAAATTTAAATTACTTTGGGAGTATGCAGTAAGTTCTAACGCCGCCTCACATACGGCATATGTAGATGTAGTAACCCCATATGTAAATATTTATGAGGCAATGGATGAATTAAATCTTGGAGTAGAACCAAGTGATCCTAATTATAAAACATATACTGAAATTACTAGGGCTGAAAGATATGCTCGTAAGCAAATTGAAGATTATACTGGACAAGATTTCTTTACATATGATGATAACGAGGTAGTATTTGGAAATGATTCTGATATTCTGCCGCTGCCTTATCGTATTACAGATGTTCATAAGCTATACCATAATGACATTTTACTTGTAGATAATGTTTCTACTCCAACTGTAAATAACTGGACATATACCCCAATCATTTCAGAAACTAATTTTGGTATTAGAGTTGATAGAACTGGATTGCTAGACAATACTGTATACATTGCTAATGGTCTTGTTCCGCCGTCCATTAATGATACATATAGCGGGATGGCATTTGCAAAGAATGTAAGATACAGAGTTGAAGGTAGATATGGCTGGGAAGAAGTTCCGTATAACGTACAGCTTGCATGCATTGAGCTTATGAAAGATTATTTTGCTAAAGACACTGTATGGAGAAATAAATATGTTAAGAACATACAGACATTCGATTGGCAGTTTGAGTATTCTGGAGACGCATATACTGGAACAGGAAATCAGCTTGCCGATAAATTGCTCGGCGCATATGTTCTTACCCAAATGGTAGTGGTATAAATGTTGGACCTCGTAGACTCAGTATTGTCTATGAAAATGGACGTTTATCGTCAATTTGATTTGCAAGATGCTGATACTGGGGCATTAGTAAAAGAATGGGTCTATTACAAAACTGTAGACTGCTCTGCAAAGGGCGTCATTAGCAATTCCTCATCTACCCGCACAAATAGCATTCAGTCTTTTGGAACTAAATATAATAACGAAGAAATTCTTCAAGTAAGAACTTCTCAAAGATTAACCTACAGAGAAAAAGTTACAAACATTAGAGATTCAAAAAATAATCCGATCTGGGTAGAATTAAATTATCCTTCAGAGACCCCAACTGTTTTTGAGGTAATTGGAAGCACTCCCGTAACAGATGGATTTGGAACGGTGATAGCATACAACTCAGTAATTAAGAGATCGGAGAACCAGAGAATTGGACTATAGTACTCCCTTAATTCAGGCCGCTAGTGGATTACAAAACCTCATGGTTAAGTCCAAGGGCGGCATTTTAAAAGAAAGCCTTGTAGCTCAAATATCCGCATACGTATATTACAACGTTCAGGTAATTAGTAAATTAACTACAAATGCGGCATTTAAAAATAAATTTAGAGAAGTTATATTTAATCAATTAGAAAAAGACTTTGGCGAATATGTAGATGCTCAGGCTAGAGTAAAGCCTAAAACTCTCCATCATGTATATGAATGGAATCAGGTCGGAGATTCACAGTCAAGATTATTTAAAATAAATAAATTAAATACAGAAGGTTTAGGGTTTTCTATATCCTATGAATTCCTGCCTTCAAAAACATTTACCTCAACAGAAGGAAATCGCAGACATGTATTTGTAAGCAAGGCCT